AGGCCCGCAGCGTTAGGAGGTAGTATGAGCAAGGTGATTGACGAGAAGGACGGAGGTGGGGCGTGACCTACCTCGCCATCGCCTACTTCACGGTCGGGCTCATGTCCTACGTCTGGTTCCAAGTTGACACTCGCAGAGACGCCCGCGTCGATCCCGAGTTTGACGAAGACCCGACGCGGTGGTGGGACGGGCTCGGGCTGATTCCGCTCTGGTTCGTGTATCTTCTGCAAGTCATGTTCAGCCGAAAGGACAACCCATGACCCTCTCCGAACTCCAAGACTGGCACCGGCGGCGGGTGAACCCATGCTGATCGTTGAACCAATGGCCTCGGGCTACTGCGCGCAGTACGGCGACGGGCCGCTGGTCTGCGGGCGCTGCCCGCTCCAGGCCGCGTCCGAAGTGCTGCTGCTCGCGCTCATGGCGCTGGCGCTGAACACTTGCACCGCGGTACAACCGTAAGATTCCCCGGGGGGTGCAATGTCTCAGGATCAATCGTCTAACCCCGCTCCAGTTCGGCGGGGTGGTTTCGTTCCGGGCGAATCTGGCAACCCGGGGGGCAGGCCCAAGGGCCGCAGCATTACCGCGCACCTGCGGAAAGAGATGGAGGGGCTTGACCCGACGGACCCCGAAGGCCGGACGCGCATCCAGCGCCTTGTCAGCAAGCTTTACTTGCTGGCGATCCACGGCGAGGGTCGGGACTCACTCGCGGCGATCCAAGAAATCTTGAACCGCGTGGACGGCAAGGTGAAGGACGAACTGGAACACACGATCCAGCGCATCGCGGTTGTGTACGGGGAGGGCTCGGGGCTTGTCCGAAATCACGATCAATCTGCCGAAGCCGCACCAGGAACAGGCGCGGATCCTTCGTGACCCGTCGCGGTTCAAGGTGCTCCGCTGCGGGCGGCGGTTCGGGAAGACGACGGCGGGCATCATCGCGGCGTGCGAGTGCGCGCTGAACGGCGGCGTTGTCGGCTGGTTCGCGCCGACGTACAAGCTGCTGTCGGAGGCGTGGGTCCGCATCGTCCAGGTGCTGCGCCCGGCGATCGTGAAGGACAACTTCCAGGAGAAGCAAATCCGCCTTGTCACGGGCGGCGTGCTGGACTTCTGGACGCTGGAAGACGAAGACCCCGCGCGCTCGCGTGCGTATGACCTTGCGATTATCGACGAGGCCGGCGTGGTGCATGGACTAGACCGGCGCTGGTACGCGATCCGCCCGACGCTGGCGGACCGGATGGGCAAGGCCCTGTTCCTCGGGACGCCCAAGGGGCGCGGGTACTTCTCGGCTCTGTTTGACCGTGGGCAACAGGGCGATGAGGGCTGGCGTTCGTGGAACCTGGGCCAGTCGGCCAACCCGTACATCGACCCGGCGGAGACGGAGGCGCAGCGGCGGGACATGCCGCCCGAACAGGCCGCGCAGGAACTGGATGGAATCCCGATGGCGGACTCGGGCAACCCGTTCGGGGTCGAGCGCGTCCGCGCGTGCGTCGCGCCGCAGACCGCCGGGCCCGCCGTGGCGTTCGGCGTGGACCTTGCGCGGTCTGTGGACTACACGGTGGTAACGGGGCTGGACGCGGACGGTCGGGTCTGTGTGTTCGATCGGTTCAACGGGCTTTCGTGGGAGGCGACGACCGCGCGAGTCGCGCAGGCCGTGGGGACGACGCCCGCGCTGATTGACGCGACGGGGGTAGGCGATCCGATCGTCGAGCGGATCCAAGGGCGGCTGCCCAACGTGGAACGGTTCGTGTTCACTTCCACGTCCAAGCAGGAGCTGATGGACCGGCTCGCGCTGGCGCTGCACGGCGGTGAGGTGGGGTTCCCCGACGGCCCGATCCTGCGCGAGCTGGAGGCTTTCGAGTTCCAGTACCGTGGCGGGCGTGTCTTCTACTCGGCCCCGCACGGGCTGCACGACGACTGCGTGATGAGCTTGGCGCTAGCCGTGCGGTTGCGCGCGCAAGAGGCGTCGAGTTACAAGGGGCCGTTTGTTATACTACCGACGCCAGACGCGCGCGAGAACGACGGCTGGTAGGAGGCGCGATGAAGACTCTGACCCTTGCGTTTGTGTGCGCGTTCTGGGGCGCGGTTGCCGGAGCGGGCGCGGCGTGGATCGTCGGCGGGCACTGGCAGGAATGGGCGGCGCTCGCGTGGATCGCGCTGGTTGGCGTGGTGCTGATCCGCGCGATCATCGCGGCTGCAATTACGGAGCGGTCCAGGCGCGAGGCGCGCGCGAAGGAACTGCTGATTGAGGCGGTGCGGGAGGCGAACGCGGAGGGGGGAGCATGACCCCCCGCTACGTCTGGTCAACATCCCCGCGCGGGACGTGGGCCGAGGGCAAGGGGCCCGGGGTCGAGATGCTGGTCCACCGCGCGAGCGGGGGCTGGTCTCTGTTCGCGGGTTCGCAGGTCATCGCGCGTGGCTGGGGTGGGCGCGCGGCGTGCGAGCGGAAGGCGAGGGAGTTGAGGCGCGTCGCCCGCGCAGTCTCATAAGATTCACCGGGGGGGTGAAGCGTGGAACAGAATGAACCGCCGTCCTATCGGGATCTGCACCCGACACACGACGACGACGTGAAGCGCGCGAAGGCCGCGCTCGACAGGCACCGCGCCAACATCGAAAGCGACGCGGAGAACCTGCCCCCCAAGCGTCATCGCTGGGCCGACATTCCCAGCAAGTCCGACCGTGGCAAGCACAGGCCCGCGTCCTAACATTCATCGGGGGTGCGGATGCTCGATCGTCTACGGTCGTGGTTTCGCGGCGACGCCGCTACAAAGAGCGTGGAACAGTGGGTAAGCGGCTCGCTCTCTTCGGGGGAGATTGCTGCCTCATACGGCAACGGGCGCTCCGACGGCGCAAGCGCGATGATCGCGCGCGCTACTCAGTGGGTGCGCATCTGCACGGTGATGAACGCCCAGGTCGCGGCGGCGCAGACCGTGCGCCTCTACACGCGGGGCGCGGGCCGGCGCGTGTCGAAGTCCGCGCGGGCGGCGATGGAATCCGGGCGGCTCGGGCGCAAGGCGGCGGAGTACGCCTCGCGGTCCGGCGACGTGGTGGAGGTTGAAGACCACCCGGCGCTTGACCTTGTCCGCAAGCCGAACCAGTGGCAGACGGGCAATCAGCTTGAACATCTGGTCTTTGCTCACAAGCAACTCTGCGGCAACGCCTACATCTACCTGACAGAGGGCGACGACGGCGCGCCGACGCTGCTGGTGATGGACCCGACGAAGGTCAAGGTCCAGCTTGACGACGCCACGCTCATCGCGCGGTACCTGTACGGCTCGCCCGGGTCCGAGGTGCGCGTCCCGACCGAGAGCATCATCCACGCGAAGTTCGCGCCCGGCCTGCGGTCGGTGGTGTTCGGCGAGGGGCCGCTTCACGCCGTGCTGCGCGAGGCGGACCTGTACGCGAACGCGACGGACTCGGAACTGTACCGCTGGGCAAACATGAGCCGCCCCGACCTGAAGGTGGAGATTCCGTCCGGGGCGTCCAAGGAACAGATTGAGCAGATCAAGGCGGACCTTGCCAACATGATCCGCGGCGTGCGCAATCGCGGCAACGCCGTGTTTGCGAGCGTGGCGAAGATTGAGCCGATGGGCTGGTCCCCGCACGAGATGGAGTACGTCGCGGGCCAGGACCACGTCGCGCGGACGATCTGGGCCGCGTTCGGCGTGCCCGAGTCGGTCCTGCGCATGAACGACGCGAATCTCGCGTCGGCGTCGGTGGGCAACCGGCAATACATGGCGCAGACGATCCAGCCCCTGTGCAACGTCTGGGCGGAAGAACTGACCACGCGCCTGCTGCCGATGATGGGCGAAGACCACGGCGAGTACTGGTTTGCCTACGACGAAGTGACGCCCGAGGATCGCAAGGCGACGTTGGACGAACAAACGAAGCTGGTGCAGGCCGGGCTGGTGACGCCCAACGAAGCGCGGAGCGCGCTCGGCTATGACCCGCTGCCCGGGCTGGACGAGGTTGTCCCGCCCCGCCCGAACCTCGCCGGGCTGCTGGGCGGCGACGCCCCGCCCTTGCCCGTCAAAGCCGCCAAGAGCGCGCGCGGCTGCTGCGGCGGGATCCACACGAAGGACCGGGGCGCGACAAGCCCGCACGATTCCGCGAACGCGCTGCGCCTCACGAACCGGCTCAGCGCCGACCTGGAGGGCTGGTTCCGCATGGCGCTTGCGGAGGGCCGCGTGACGGGGGCCGGGTGGTCTTCCACGCCCGAGCTTGAAGACCGGCTGCGGACGATCATCGAAGGCCGCCTGCCCGAACTGTGGGCCGCTGGCGGGCTCGCGTTGCTCCGCCAGTTGAAGGAAGACCCGGCGACGGTGCTCCCGAACTGGTCCGAGCTTGCGGCGAACTACGCGCGCGAGCGGGCCGGGACGCTCATCCAGGGCATCACCGCGACGACGCGCGAGCAGGTCGCGTCGGCGGTTGCGCGCGGCGAGGCCGAGGGCCTGTCGATTCGGGACGTTCAGCTTGACCTCATGGAAGGCGGCTACGACGGGCTCCGCGCGGAGCGCATCGCGCGGACGGAGTCGGCCAACGCGATCGGCGCGGCACGCGTGGACGGCTGGCGCGCGGTCGGATACCAGCAGCTTGAATGGGTGCTCGCGGGCGGGCCGTGCGCCCTGTGTCAGCAGGTCGCGGATCGCGGGCCCGTGCCGGTGGGCACGCCGTTCGTCCGCGCGGGCGAGACGCTTATCGACGACGGGGGCAGGCCGTGGGTTGCGGAGCGGGACTACTACCACGAGGCGCTTCACCCGAATTGCCGTTGCACGACGTTCGGGGTTGAAGAGTGACAAGGGGGACGGGGATGGGGATGCTCACTATCGCGGCGGGCCAAGTGCTCGACCGCATCAAGAGCCGCTGCGGGCTGCCCGACGACGCCGACGTGGGCGTGTTCGGCATGGCGCTCAAAGACACGATCGTCGATGAGAGCGGGGCCAACCGCGACATTGTCGGCGTCGCCACGTCGGACGGGGTTGACCTGGATTCCGAGGTGGTGTTGCCCGTCGGGGCGGATACGTCCTATTTCGACGCCAACGGCAAGCGCCTGTTCCTTGACCATCGCTACGACGCGGGGTCGGTGGTGGGCGCGGTGCGCTACATGCGCCCGTACCCGGACGCTCGGGCCCCGCGTGGGCTGGAGTTCCGCGCGCGGATCCTCTCGACGCCGCTGGGCGAGGAAGTCCTGACCATCGGCAAGGAAATCGGCTGGGGCGCGTCCATCGGGTTCCAGGTGCTCGAAGCGTCCGCGCCGACGGACCTGGAGCGCAAGGCCTACCCGAACGCGGAGCGCATCATCCGCAAGTGGAAGCTGCTGGAACTGAGCCTCACCGCGCTCCCGGCCAACGTCGCGTGTCAGGCGTCCGTCGCGTCCATCGACAACGCCAAGGCCGGCGCGGTTGCCGAGCTTGTGACCAAGGGCCGGATCAAGGCGTCTACCGCGCGGGCGCTGGGCGTGGACTTTGCCCGCCGCACGATCGTCGTCCGTCGCGCGGTGGTTGTGCGCGGCTAACATATTGTGAAGCTCTCGCCTCATCCCTGCGCTCGGGCACTCACAAGGAGCCCGGCCCTCGGAAAGCGGCCTGCGGCACAACGTCACGGTT